TGTCCGAACCAATAAACTGGTCATCCCCAGCACTAGGAAACATCCCGTAGACCTCGACGTGCGCCTGGCTACTGTCCGGCCCATACTCCTGAATGATCCTTTCATACACCTGTTTATCCGTCCCCTCCACCGTGCGCGCGTCCACCACCCTAGTCTGCCAAAACGCACGCTTAGAGTTAAACGCTTCGTAAAAATACCCCGTGTTGCGCCGTGGGTTAGAAAACGCCAGCCAAAACCTATTGGGCGTGTTCTCCGTAAAAAATCCACCAGTAACCGACCAAATTGGATCAGCAATACCCGACGCCTCATCAAAAATTACCAACACACCATCATAGTTATGCACACCAGCATAAGCATCAGGATTCTCTTCCGACCACAACCTACCCTCTACACCCCAATACCTCGTCCCCTTCTTTAAATCCGTCTCCACCAACTCAGTCAACCACTTAGCAGGCGCAACCCTAGTTGCACTTACCTCAAACCAATGCGAGTTAAGTGACATTGCCAACCACTTAGTAATCTCAGCCCAAGTAATACTCCTTAACTGATTCTCAGAGTTAGCTGAAATAATAGTCGTGCTGCCAATTCTTGTAGACACCATCCATATAGTCAACCATGAAACTAATGCCGACTTACCAATACCGCGACCACTAGATACTGCTTCTTGCAATACTTTATACATTATTTCCTGATTAGATACAGCACCAGTAACTAACTCATTGTTAACCTTTATATGGTCAGTAATATCTTGCAGTATCTCCCTTTGCCATTTTCTAGGCCCAGAAAAATGTTCTAGCGGCGTACCTTTGACACCCCACGGAAATACATACTTAACAAACGCCAGTGGATTATCCTTTAACACCGGACTCCAAAGACGTGCCATTAATTCCTGCTCATCTTCTGGTTTGTATATCGTGGTTTGCATATTAATATATTTTAAAAAAATGCCGAAGGCATTGGTTTATTAAAAAAAATAAAAAAATTGTTTGTGAAGGCTCCGTTACTGTTGGCCCAATCGCTCGGCCCTACCCCTCCCCCTCGTCTGCACTTTGCACAATGCTTGCACTCAAGCGAGGTGCAACATCAATTACGTCAACTAGGCGAGACTGCGCGGCAGCTAGTGCGCCTGCGATGCTTATGCGATTGTCGGATACCTGCACGTCCAGGCGGTCGCCGTACACCTTAGGGGCGAGCTTAGATAGAAACCATTTGCGGGTATCGACTTGTAATTGACGTTGACGCACTAATGCATTGTCAGTCGCGCCATTGTCTAGCACTGGAACCGGCGCATCAGCCAGTTCAAGGATTTCATCAGCCATCTTGTCGAGTAGTGCCTGTCGCGCGCGAGCGTATTGTTTTGATAGGTCGGGGTCTGCGTCAACCGCCCGAAGGAATCTGGCAGGGTCTAGGCCTGTTTTGATGCATGCCTTGCGAAGTGATAACCCCTCAGACACCATAAAGTCAACCACTAGGTTAGCCATTTCAGCCCTATCTTTTGTTGCAACCGAACTCATAAAAATACCCTTCCAATTTAATCAACTATTACGCATAAATTATTGCACAACGATTTGCACTTTTGCATCTCCCTTAAGGGAGAGATGCAAGAAGTGCAGAATAATCGCTGTTTTGTCCCCCTTTTGCACTTTGCACAAATGCAAAAAAGTGCAAAAAGTGCAAATCACCTTAGGGTAAACCCTAGTGTCAATTCTGTAAATTGATACCGTACTATTGCAATAAATTCTGTTACACTAACATCTAAGCCGATGCAATAGTGTATCGGTGTAACAAAAAGGAAAGCATCATGGCACGCAAACCCTACACTTCGACACTTCCAAAAATAACGGAAATTGAGATCAAGACAATGGAATCCTGGCTAGCGACTGGCGCCATTTTTCTGACTGACACCGGATCAGAGAATTTGTATTTTGTAGATCAATTCGGAAATCAGTTCTATTGCAAGTGCTATCCGCAGTGACAGCGCCAGTCCCTGCCTATTTCGTAGGCAGTGGCGGGAATTGTCCCGTTAACCCTTGGAGAATTTAACTATGTCAGACATAAAAAACCATGTGCAAGAAATAGCCGATATGCTTTCAAATGGCTTTGGCGATGAAAAAAATAGTGACGGTGAAGATTTCAGCGCCTTTGATTACTTACAAGATGCTTTGGATATTGAATACATTGTCAATAGTAAGGGTGACTATTTAGGCGCTCGCGTATTGGTGACCTTTGGTGGGCCTAATATCTGGGTCAATACTCGCACCAATACAGTAGAGGGCCATTGGTGGGGTGACAGCGCCTATGCATCATTTACTGACAATATCGGCCTTGATGATGCTTTAAGTGAATTGTCTCCAATATTAAAAACCGGTATCTAAAACTATCTGCAAGCCCTTAATCGAGGGTTTGCGGGCTAATTTTGGCCGTGACAAATTGGAGAATAGAAAATGTCATTAGCACTTGATAAGACACTGCAAGAATTTTGCGATAAATACGACATAAACGAATATGGCATGTTTTACATGGTAACTATGCCGGACGGATATTCGTTTATTACTATGTCGGTGGAATTGTCTAATCTTATGTTACGCGAACATTGCGCACAAACCCGCCATATCATTGAACTGGGAGAATAAACCATGCATCCCCTATTCCAAGCCATCCTACGGCCCTACATGCCACCAGAGCCCAAGCCCACACCGGAGGCCATTGATAAAGCCATGCTGGCCGATAAGCTGGCGGATGGGTACAACAAACGCTCTATTGATAGGGCTATCAAACTGGAGCAACAAAATGCGCCACCACTATAAACCCGCTCCCAAGCGCTACCCTTTGGCCAATATAGCCCTTGCAGTGGCTATCGGGCTTGGCTTGGCTTTGGCACTTGTGACATGGTGGAGCACATGATTATATTTTTAGCGGCACTGGTGGCCGCACTCATAGCAATAATGCTCGACCTGTAATCAAGCCCCTAATGGGGCTTTTTTAATGACCTGCGCCTTGGCATCCTCAAAGCCCCGACCTATGATGACCTGGTGACCGATACCCTCCAGATAGGCTATCCAGTCCTTTTGTTCTGGCGACACTGTGCCACCGGTTTCCCGCTTCATCTCGACCCATAGGCACCACTCAGGCACGAATAGATCGGGCACACCTGGGCTTACCCCTTCAGCCTTTAAACTCGCGCCTTGCGCCATGCTACGGCCGCCCCCATTCGGTATAGCGAAGATACGGGTATTAGGGTACTGGCGGCGAAACCAGCTAACTAGCCTGACCTGCTCTAGGTGTTCTGAAGGCGCGGTCAAAATGGCACCTCGCCTAACCACTCTGGGCACTCGCCCACGGTGGCCGCAAAGTCAGCGGGTGGCTCCATGAAAAACACCACGCATTTACCCTTGACATCATAGAATTCGCAGGTATGGCAACACTTGGGCGGGCCTTGGGAAATCAAACGCTTGTAATCCGTTATAGAGTCGGGTTCGGGGTGGCGGGTCATAAAAATGTCTCCTGATGTTGCTTGGTTGGTGCTGGCTCAAACAATTGACCTTGCGCTGCCGCCTGCTCTATGCGCTTGCAAGCTATGTCAAAGTACTTAGGTTCGCGCTCGATGCCGATGAACTTCCGGCCTAGCTGGATGGCTGCTACTCCTGTTGTTCCGCTGCCCATGAAGGGGTCTAGGATGGTTTCGCCAACATCGGTAAATTGCTGAACCCATTTAATAAGCAATGGCAGCGGCTTGCCTGTCGGGTGATAGCCGTCTGTTTTTGAAAATGTCCACACGGCATGATGCCCACCGCCATTCCATCGTTTACGCCCTCCTCTGTGCATCACAGCGATAGCCTCCCAGCCAGTTCCAGGCCTGTCGCCTGTAAATTGAGGCGCAGCATTGGGTTTAATCCAAACACCCAAACGAACAAGCAAATCACTGGCTTCTAATTGCGCGGCATGTTGCCACTCGCACGACATAACAACCCAACGGTTTGACATGTCCACCAGTTTTTTGCAGAGCGGCAAAAACTTAGAATCGTCGAGCGCTTCAAAGTCAATCAATATAGCCTTGCCACTATCAGGATCGCTGTGCCCATTACCGCCAGTGCGCGCCCCAGCATGAGTTTTTGCGCCATAAGGCGGGTCAGTAATCACCGCATCAACCTTGCCCAGCGTTGGCAAAATATCCATGCAGTCGCCAAGGTACAGCGTGGCGTCGCCAATGATGACGGGTCTCATGTCCATGTCCTTTGTAGTACGGTGAAAAATTTACCTTCGCGCCTAAACTCAATCGCGCTCGGTGGTTGGCCTTCGGTAAGTGTCTGGGCCATCTCATGCAGTTCAGCGGTGCCATAGTCCAGCACCACGCCTGCTTTGTAAGCAATATCGGCCAATAGCCTGCGGCTTTTCTCGCCTGCATAGCCATCATGACAAACTGCCAAGTACTCGGTCACTGGTGGGTCACTGAGCCCGCCATAGTAGGTCAGGCTTAACATCTCTTTACCACTGGCGCGGCTTATGTGCTTACGCCATGTCCAAGCGGTTACTTCCATGTCCACGCCCTCCAAGCCCATGATGTCCAAGTTGGACAATTTAAGCGCAGCCTTCACCGGCTCGGGAAACTCAGCGCCGCAAGCTGGGCATACGCGCACACTCAAGGCGCATATCTCCTGGCAGTGGTCGCAAACCTTCACTGGTGCTTCGCCTACCTTGTCACCTTTCTTTGGTGGTGGCCTCACGGCGGTAATAGGGCCATGCTGCTCTACCACGCCTGCAAAGTCTAGGACTAGACAATCAGTTTTCCCTTCGGCTATCCGCAGTCCACGGCCTGCCATCTGGACATAAAGGCCAGGACTCATAGTAGGGCGCAGCATGGCGATTAAATCAATGCCTGGTGCGTCAAAGCCGGTGGTCAGTACATTGGCATTGGTTAGGGCTTGAATGTTTCCTGCCTTGAATTCTTTTAGCATCCGGTCACGCTGGGCGCTCGGTGTGTCGCCGGTCACGCATTCGGCCACAATGCCTTGCCCGTTCAGTGCGTCCTTTATATGGTTGGCATGGGCCACACCAGCGCAGAAAATCAACCATGACTTGCGCTCGGCCCCTAGTTTGATGATCTCGGCCACCACGCGACTGTTTTTATCGGTGGTGTCTACCTTGGCCTGTAATTCGGCCTCGATGTACTCGCCACCACGCTTATGCACCCCGTCCACTTCTAGCTTGGTGGCCGTCAGTTTGCTTCGTAGGTTTGACAGATAGCCCTTAAAGATTAGTTCCTCGATGCTGGTCGGTTCAATCAGCGCATCAAAGATAGCCGGTTTGTCCGTGATGTAGCCATGCCCTAGCCGGTATGGTGTGGCCGTTAAACCTATTACCCTGACGTTAGGGTTTGTTTCGTAAATGCCTGATAGCAGTGTCCGATAGCCTCCCTCGTCCTTGTGGCCGATAAGGTGGCACTCGTCAATGATGACTAAATCAACATGGCCTATTAGCTTGGCCTTGGAACGTACCGATTGGATGCCTGCAAAGGTAATGGGTTCGCCCAAGTCCTTGCGACCAAGCCCTGCACTGTAAATGCCAAGCGGGCAGTTAGGCCAGTGCTGGCGCATCTTTTCAGCGTTCTGGACAATCAATTCCTTAACGTGGGTCAGCATCAAAATGCGAGTCTCCGGCCACGATTGCAGCGCGTCTTTGCATAGCGCCGCAATGATGTGGCTTTTGCCTGAGCCGGTTGGCAGCACCAGGCAAGGGTTTCCCTCGTTGCCTGCCTCGAACCATGCGTAGAGTTCGTTTATGGTGCGTTGTTGGTAGTCACGGAGCATCAAAGTCCCCCAAGGAGTCGGGGTTACTCATGTTAGGTGCTTTCGGCGGTGCGGGCAGTAGCATCCAGTGCGTCACGCCTTTCCAAGGCTCTCTAAAACATTTCCATTCCCAATCCCACTCCCACTCATAGCCGCTAAATCCAACGCCATCCCACCAAATCCAATTTCTTGCTGGCTCATGCTCAAACTTCGCCACGCACATTGTGCCATCGCTGACACAAATCAAAATCGGCGTGTTGGTCGGCGGCAGTCGTTCCGCCATTGGCACCCACGCGCTTGCAAAATTAGTCATCCCACCACCCTCCCATCCCACTCAGACCGAAGCTGATTGACCATAGGGATAGAACAAGCCGCAGCATTGGCAAGCAATTCCTTGCTACCGTACACGCCCTCGCCTGGCTCACCATTAGCCAAGCCCTGCCCGTCAATCTCATAGACCGCCACCCAATCGCTAGGGCTTTCCAAACGCTTCCACGGCACCAGATCAGGGTGCAACACATGGGCCTCGCAGCCATCATACTGCGCCTCGGTTGGCACACTGGCATCCCACTTGGCGCAGTGCCATGTGCTGTCGGCCATCGGAGTAATGTGAGCGCAGGTGCGGCAGTTCACTTCTTTGGTAGTCTTGCTACCGTGGCAGAAGTCATGCCCCGCGCACATCTTGCACTCAAACCATGTGGGGTCGGTGCTTATCGGTGGTGGGATTCTGTCCGACAAGGCTAGGCGGTGGCCCTTTGCAATGGCCTTCACCGCATGGTCTTTGTCGTACTCTAGGCGCTCGGTGTAGATGCGGTCATCGTCCTTGCAGATAGCCACATACAAAGCCCGTTTCAACTCGGTGCCGTGCATATATACTTGGCACTGAGTAAAGTGCATTGGCTTAGACTTTGCCACGCCATTTTTCTCTAGGTCGTTGAACGACTTTAGGCTATGGGTTTTGAACTCCAAGACGTGTTCTGTCTTTGGCGCACCAGGTACGCCCTTGCCGATACCGTCCAAGCTGCCCCTAACGTGGCTCCCAAAATTTACTTGGTGCTGTGTGCCTGATACCGTCATGCCAATGGCCCGCAGGTCGCTAACAATGGTGGCCTCCTCATTGTTGCCACGGCGGAACAGGCGCAGTATCCTGCCTTTGAATTGCTCCTGCACCGCCCAGCGAAACGATAACCACATCCAGCGTTCACAGTGGTGGCCTAATGTGCTGGCTCCCATGTGGGCGCGTGGCTTCTCTAGCCGTACTTCATGGGCTTGGTCAATCAGGGAAGTTATGGTAATCTCGGGTTCTGGTATTTTCATGTGTGTTCTCCTTGGGTATTGACCCCGCTGATTAAAGCGGGGTCTTTTTTTACTTCTTAGCCCAAGGTGGTGCAGCCTTGGCGGGCGTAGTGCTAGGCGCTACAGACTTGAACGGTACAGCGGCAACAGGTGCAGCACCGCCTAAAGCCCGAAACGCTTTAATTTCGTTACCGGCATACTCGCCAGTACGCACCGACAATTTAATGCCAAGGTTGCCGCCAATCAGTTGGTCGGTGTCCGACACCTTCGCCAAGCCAATAGCCCGCATGATCTCGCCAAGCTGCTGGCGTCCGATCTCTTCGGCCTTGGTTGAAGCGTTCTTGATGTTCAGGTTTCCAAACACCACGCGCCCCTGATGGCTCGGGCCGGTAATGGCGTACTTGACCGCAATGTATTGGCCATCCCCTGCTTTGGTGGGCTTGATTTCAGCACCCGTAATAGTGGCGTTGTACCAACCCTCGGGCAGTGGTTCAAAGTTGTTGTTGCCAACGGGCAGCGTGTCTACGCTAAATTCTTCGTCTAAAAAAGCCATGATTAATCCTTAGTGATAGTAAAAGTAGGGCGTCCAGGTGTGGACGTAATTGCACCAAGCAAAGGCTTGGTCACGGCTTCAGCAGCCGCACCCCATGCCTTTGCATTGATTTCTGGTTTCCAGCGGAAAAGGCTGGATAGATGTTCAGACAGCCCGGCTTCAGCGGCCAATACTTGCAGTTTGTCGGCGTCAATCTTTTTATTGATTCGGCCTTCAGTCTTTATGACATAGCCGTCAATTGCATGTTTGACCGTGCCATCCAAGTCTTTGGAAATAGCAAACATGTCAATCATTTGGTCTTCCAACTCGCGGCGCTCTGCCACCGCAAGGGCTTCCATCTTTTTGGCGTCAAGCCATTGTTGATATAGGCTCATGCTGTCACCTTTTCCAAAAGATCGGCAATGGCCTCTTCTTCAGTAGCGCCGTGGCCCAGCGCGTCGCCAGGCTCGTAGCCATCAATATAAGCCTCCCAATCAAAGTTGCGCACAGGAATCGGCGGGTAAACAAAAGACGTTTTGATGTTCATGCTGTGTACTCCAGTGCTTGCAGTTTGCTGATGCGGTCGTTAATCTCCTTCACGGTGTCGTAAGATTCGGACATTACCTTTACTTTCTGCGACTCCAGCGCGGCAATCTGCTGGGCAGTTGGGTCGTAATCTTCTGGAACCTCAATCTCAATCACTTGCTCGCACACGAAAGTGCGATTTTCATCGTCTTCATATTTATAAGAAAAAACTTGGTAAATGCCTTTGTCCTGCCAAGTGTATTTAGTGAAATAGATATAAGCGGTGGTTTTGATTTTCATGATGCACCGCCAATCTTGGAAATAATCTCGCCTAAGTCAGGCGCTTCCCATGCGCTTAGTTTTCCGCTACGGTCTTTGGCAAGCCACAGTCCATCGCTATCGCACATCAAAGCGCGTTGGGTATTTCCCTCGGCATCCTTCTCAACTCGCAGCGCCAGCACTTCATCAAAGAAATACGGCAGCGCTTGGCCGGTCTTGTTACCTGGCATCGAGGGGCTATACAGTACCCGACCCATCTCATCCTGTGTCTTCTCTAGCTTGGCGGTCATCAAGACGTGACGCCCTGGAATGTCGCGAAATGCGCGGATGATGTCGGCCATTTGCTCCTGCATCGCACCGTAAGCAGCGCGTGGGTCTTTGTTGACCTTCTTTTCGTGGTTCAGGCAGACTTCAGCGATCTCACTAATGCTGTCCAGCGCTACGCTCTTGTACTCAGACTCCAGCACCCAACTGTAAGCCTCGCGCAGATCATCCATTGAGGAGATTTCAATGTAAGGCAGATCAGCGTCCTGAATGGACAATAATCCACCCTCGGCGGACAGAACTACGGGGCT